GTTTCAAGTGCTGTAGGATTAATTTGCGATTCATTTGCGATGATACCATTTAGATTATATAAGAAAACCACAAAGGAAGGTAAAAAACAAACAACAGAAGTGGAAGACGATAGAGTAAATATCATAAATTATGATACTGGTGATACATTAGATGGATTTCAGTTTAAAAAGGCTATTGCTGAGGACTATTTGCTTGGAAAAGGCGGATATGCATATATCAATAAAAGAAAAAACAGTTTTATTGGACTAAATTATGTACAAGAAAACAAAGTATTGTTTGAAAGAAATACAGATGCAATATTCAAGAATTACAATATATTGGTTGATGGGAATATATACAGACCATACGAGTTTCTAAAAATACTTCGAAACACTAAAAACGGGGCATATGGAATTGGATATACGAAAGAAATAAGTAAAAGCTTAGAAACAGCTTATAAAAGGATAATATATGATTTAGAATTAATGAGAACTGGAGGAAATAAGAAGGGATTTCTAAAGGCACAAAAACATTTAGATAAAGAAGGAATGTCAAGATTAAAATCTCAATGGAATGATTATTTTGCAGGAAATTCTAGCTGTGTTATTTTAAATGATGGAATGGAATTTCAGGAAGCATCAAACACATCTGTTGAAAATCAATTGAATGAAAAGAACAAAACATTTAGTGAAGAGGTAAAAGAAATATTTCACATAGGAAAAACAAATGAAGATTTTTTAAAAAATGCAATTATGCCATTGGCAACAGCATTTTGTACAGCTTTAAATAGAGACTTTTTACTTGAAAAAGAAAAGAAGTCTTATTATTTTGCACCTGATTATACAGAATTAATTAGATGCACTATAAAGGAAAGATTTGAAGCATATCAAATAGCAATTACATCAGGATTTAAAACAAGAAATGAAGTTAGATACCTAGAAGGTGATGATGCACTTGATGGGTTAGATATGATTAACATTGGTTTAGGAGATGTGCTATTTGATCCAAAAACAAAACAAATTTATACACCGAACACTAATAAAATGGTAAAAATGAATGATATGAATCAAGAAAATGAACAAATAGAAACAACACAAGATGAAGAAAACAACAAAAATGAACAAAAATCTAATAAAGAAGCGGAGGGAGGTGAGCAAATTGAAGAATAAGTTTTATGAAATTAAAAACATAATACCAAACGCAAGTGCTGACCTCTATATTTATGGAGAAATAGTAACTGATGATACTGACTGGTGGACTGGCGAAAAAGATAATAATTTAATTGGATTACAAAGTTTCAAAGAAGAACTTGATAATTTAGGAAATATATCAGACTTAAATATATTTATGAATACACCAGGTGGAGAGGTTTTTGTTGCAACTACTATATGCAGTATGTTACAAAGATTAAAAGATTCTGGAACTAAAATTCATACATATGTAGATGGATTATGTGCTAGTGCAGGTACATTTATTTTAATGATGGGTGATGATGTAAATATTTACGAAAATTCAGTTGTGATGATACATAAACCGATTAATATTTGCTATGGTAATGCGTTAGATTTTCAAAAATGTATTGATGTATTAAATACAATTGAAAATAGCACAATGATACCACTTTATATGAAGAAAGCAAAAGTTGACGAAGAAAAAGTAAAAGAGTTAATAAATGCAGAAAGTTGGTTAGGTGCAAAAGAAGTAGATGAGACATTTGATGTAAATCTAAGAAAAGAACAAAAACAAGTTGCTGCATGTGCATCTAATTTGTTTAAAAATTACAAGAATGTACCTCAAAAATTTAAAAACATGCTTAAAAAGGCAGAAACACCAAAGTTAGATTATTCTGATTTTGAGAAAAGATTATTTAATATCAAAAAATAATGAAAACAGCTATAAATTAGTTGTTTTTTTATTTTATAAAATTTTTTAAAAAAGGAAGGTAAGAAAATGAACGAAAAAGAATTGAAAGAAAAAAGAAATGAATTACAAGTAAAAATGGAAGAGATTCTAAACAAAGCTAAAATTGAAAACAGAGCTATGAATGATGAAGAAATCAAAAGCTTTGATGATGTAGAAAAAGAAATTAAAAATATTGATGCAACATTAGAAAGATGTAACAAAATTAACGAAATGGAATGTAAAAAACCAGAAGGAGAAAAAGAATTAACACAAGAAGAAAAAGATGTTAAAGCATTTGCAACATTTATAAGAAACTATGTGAATGGTGTACCACAAAATGCTGAAACAAAACTAACAAAGGGAGATAATGGGTCAATAATACCAAAAACAATAGCTCAAAAAGTTATTGATAAAGTTACTGAAATATCACCACTTTATGCAAGTGCGACAAGATATGACGCAAAAGGAACATTAGCTGTGCCAAAATATGATGATACAACAGATGATGTAACAGTTGCTTATGCTACAGAGTTTGATGAATTAGTTTCACATTCTGGTAAATTTAATACTGTCGAATTAACTGGATTTTTAATTGGAGCATTAACAAAAATATCAAAATCATTATTAAATAACAATGATTTTAATTTAACAGAGTATGTTGTTAATAAAATGGCTGAAAAATTCAAATTATTCTATGAAGGAGAAATGTTAAACGGAACTGATGGTAAAATTTCAGGAATTGTTGGCTCTTATGATTCAACAAACATGAAAGTTATATTAGCTGCAAAATCTTCTTTAACTGCAGATGAATTAATAGATATACAAGAAACAGTTCCTGACGCATTCCAAGCTAACGCTTATTGGATTATGAACAGAGACACAAGAAAGAAAATAAGAAAATTGAAAGATAGCGATGGAAACTACATTTTAAACAGAGCTTTCAACGAGAAATGGGACTATGAATTATTAGGAAAACCTGTTTATTGCTCAGAAAAAGCAGAAAAATTAGGAACAGCATCAAAAGCTGTTATATTCTATGGAGATTTTTCAGGACTTGCTATTAAAGAAACAGAATCAATGGAAATTCAAATTTTATTAGAAAAATTTGCTACACAACATGCAATTGGTGTTGTTGGATATTCAGAATTAGATGCTAAAGTTGAAAACACACAAAAAATAGCTGTTGCAGTATCTGGAGCAACAGATCCAGCATCTAAATAAACTTCCTAAAAAGGAGGACAAGCAATGAAAGTAAGTGAAATTACTATAGAAAATATTGAAACTCATTTAAGATTAACAGAAGTAGATGACTCTTTAGCAGAAGAGTTATCTACTTTTCTGGAAGTTGCTATAAACTACATTGAAAATTACACAGGTATAAAACGAAAAAGTGAAGAAAATAAAAGTCAAGAAAATTTAGATACATATTCTGATTTTGTAATTGTTGTTTATATTTTGTGCCAAGATATGTATGATAACAGAACCATGTATATTGACGGAAAGAATATAAACAATACTGTAAAAACAATTTTGGATATGCATACGAGGAATAATCTATGATAAATGCAGGTGATTATAATAAATTAATATCTATATATCAAATAGAAGAAGTTGAAGATAATGATGGTTTCAATACAAAAAAAGAAACTGTTATTCTTACACCTTACGCTAAGGTAAAAACAACAAAAGGATATACTTTAATTGCAAGTGGTTCTGATTTTGAAAAAGCTTATACTAATTTTACTATTAGATATTCTAAAAAAGTGGAAGATGCATATTACAATTCAAACAGAGATGTATATGTAAAATATAAAGATAAAATTTTCACTGTAGAATATCTAAATAATATAGATGAGACAAATATTGAACTTGAAATGCAATGTAAGAGAGTTACAAAGTAATGGCTAGATTTAAAGAAGAGTTACCAAACGATTTGATAAAAATGTTTCAAGACTTAGATCAAGACAGTGAAAAAATGATTGGTGAAATGACAAAAGCAGGAGCTGAAAAGGTATATAAAAATGTACTGAAAAACGTTCCTGCTTCTTTTAAAACATCAAACATAATGAAATGCCTTAAAATTACTAAGGTGTATAAAACTCCAAGTGATGGAGGAATAAATACAAAAATCGGCTTTTTTAATTCTTTCATAAATAAAAGAGGAGTGGAAAGACCAGCACCGCTTGTTGCTAATGTTTTTGAACATGGTACATCAACAGTGAAAAAACAACCATTTATGCGTAAATCATTTAGAAAAGCAGAAATAAAAGCGGAAATGAAAAAAGTTCAAGAAAAATATTTACCAAAGGAGTAATTATGGAAAGTGAAATAAAGAAAATTTTAAAATTAGATGTTCCAGTTGCACATTTAAAGTATAAAGGAAAACAAAAAACTTATATTGTATGGACAATAATAGATGAAGAACCGACTTTTTCTAGTGATGATGAAATTACTGATAGTGAAGTTATTATTGATATAGATATTTATAGTGATAGCAATTATTTAAAAATAATGAGTTTAATAAAAAATAAAATGAAAGAAAATGATTGGATATGGGATGGAGATAGTCAAGAGTTTTTTGAAGAAGAAACAGGATTATATCACAGGACATGTTCATTCAAGAAAGGTAGGTATATAAATGGCTAGTATAGGATTAAGAACAGCAAAATATAACAAAATAGATTATACAACTAAAAAATATGCAGCATTAGAGAAAGAATCAATAGTACCAATTTTAGGAAGATTAATTGATGCAAAAATAAATGAAGAAAGAAATAGTACAGAATTAAGAGCTGATGATATAATAGCTGAAAAAGACACATCTTTTAAGGGTGGAACTTTAAATTTAACAGTTGATGATGTTACAGACGAAACATATGCAGATGTAAAAGGATGTGCAATTTCTGAAAAGGAAGTAACTGATAATTCAGAGGATATAGCACCAGAACTTGGTTATGGACACATTGTTACTAAAATATATAAAGGTGTAAAAAGTTACAAAGTAGAGTTTTTACCACGTATTCAAATAACTAAAATTACAGCAGATAGAAAGACAAAGGGAGAATCAATAGAGTACAATACAGTATCTATTGAAGCAGATATAATGGAATTAGAAGAAGCTATAAATGGAATGAAAGTTGGAGATTGGAAAAAAACAGAAACATTTGCAACATTAGCAGAAGCTCAGACATATTTAGACGGACTTTTAACACCATCAAAATAAATTTTATAAGTATAAGTAGGCTAGAAATAGTCTACTTTTGCTTTGGGAGGAAAAATGATAGAAATAATAAAACATATTAGTTATAAAGGCAAAGATTATCCGTTAGCTTTTAATTTTAATGTAATAGAAAAAATTCAAGATAAATATGGTTCTTATGAAAAATGGGGAGAAATGACAGATGGAAAAGGACAAGAAATAAACATAGGAGCATTTAAATTCGGAGTTTTAGAAATGATTAACGAAGGAATTGATATTGAAAACGAAGATAAAGAAGAAAAAATGGAATTTGTGACATTAAAACAAGTTGGAAGAATTATAACAGAAATAGGAATGCAAAAAATGACAGATAGAGTTCAAGAAACAGTGATTGAATCTACTAAAGATAAAGATGAAGAAGAAAAAAACGTGTAATCCACGAGGATGAAGAATTTATAATTGATTTCTCGTGGATTTTATTTATAGGACATTGCTTACTAGGGTTTAGCGAAAAAGAAGTAGGAAGAATGACTCTAGTTAAGTTTTCTAGGTTATATAAACATTATAAAAATAATTATGATTTTAAATTAAAGAAAATAACATATACAGAATTAGAAGAAAAAATTAATCATCAAGGGGAAATGTTTAGTGATGAGTAAAATGGAAAAAGTAAAATGCCCTCAATGTGGACAAACTCTGATTTTTATTAGTCACATTGACGGAGAAATAAAATGCACAAGATGCAGAAATAGGATACGAATACAAAAAGAAAAGAGTGAGGAACACGCACATACAGAGTTAGTGGAGTAGTTACCCAAAACCTTTCTTTATTATATAGATTTTAAAAATAAAGAAGGTGTAAAAATGGCAACTAGCTTTGGAGGAACAGTAAAGTTAACAGGTGAAAGTGAATATAGAAAAGCATTAAGAGATATTACTTCAAATTTAAAAGAAGTTTCTAGTGAACTTAAATTGACAACTACACAATTCACGGCAGGAGACAAAACTGTCAAAGAAACAAAAACTTCATATTCGAATATGAATAACACTATTCAACAGCAAAAAGAGAAAATAAACAATTTAAGAACAGCATTATCAGAAGCGGAAAAAGAATATGGTACAAATAATGAGAAAGTAAGAACATTTAAAACACAACTTAATAATGCTGAAGCACAATTAGTAAAGATGGAATCGGCAACTGAAAAGAGCAATAAAGAACTAGATGAAATGAAAAATGGCTTTGAAGATGCAGGACAAAGTTCAATAAAATTTGGTGATTTACTAAAAGCAAATATATTAAGCGAAGCTATAGTTGGTGGTGTTAAAGCGTTAGGAAATGCAGTAAAAGAAGTTGGGAGTGCTTTACTTGGAGTTGGAAAAGATGCATTAAATAGTTATGCAGATTATGAACAATTAATAGGTGGAGTTGAAACATTATTTAAAGATAGCTCTGGAACAGTTGAAAATTATGCAAATAATGCGTATAAAACAGCAGGATTATCGGCGAATGAATACATGGAAACAATAACAGGATTTAGTGCAAGTTTATTACAATCATTGAACGGAGACACAGCAAAAGTAGCAGAAGTTGGAAATATGGCAGTAACAGATATGGCAGACAATGCAAACAAAATGGGAACGGATATGTCGTTAATACAAAATGCATATCAAGGATTTGCAAAGCAAAACTATACTATGCTTGATAACTTAAAACTTGGTTATGGTGGAACAAAAGAAGAAATGCAAAGGCTGTTAAAAGATGCACAAAAAGTTACAGGTATTAAATATGACATAAGCAACTTGAATGATGTTTATCAGGCAATTCATGTTATACAAAATGAACTTGGTATTGTTGGAACAACGGAACATGAAGCGAGTACTACAATTCAAGGCTCAGTTGCTTCTATGAAATCTGCGTGGCAAAACATGTTGACAGGGATTTCAACGGGAGATATTGGAAATATTGGAAACTTAGTAAATAATTTAGTAGATAGTGTAATGACAGCAAGTATAAATATATTACCCCGAGTACAAGAAATTGCAAATGGGATTACAGCTGTTCTACCAGAGATTATTTCAAAAATAAATGAGAATTTACCAACTGTATTGGAGTCTGGGGTTCAGATATTAAATACATTAATGCAAGGAATTATAACAAATTTGCCAGCAGTCATGGAAAGTGCAAATCAAATAATAAGTACATTAGCAAGTACTTTGGTTGAACTGTTGCCACAAATTATTGATGGAGGAATACAGATAATCGTAGCACTAACACAAGGACTTGCCGAACAATTGCCTACTTTAGTTCCTCAAATGATAGAGACTATTGTAACAATTGCAAATTCATTGTTAGATAATATAGATATGATAATTGATGCTGGTATACAATTGTTAATTGGTTTAGCAGAAGGACTGGTAAATGCTTTACCACAATTAATTGATAAAATACCTGTTATTATAGATAAATTAATAATGGCAATAACTAATAACTTGCCTAAAATTATAGAGTCA